CCCAAAGCCCAGGGTAATTTTATTTGAAGTTTCATTCAGTTACTCCAAATACCTCTTCCTCTGCCTGTGTCAATAGTAAATCTACAAACTTCTGACAAAAGATATTGAACCAAAGGTCATTCAAAATCTCTTTAGGTGCGCCAGCCTGAATTACTAGCTTTTTCAATTCATCATTCATAAGTAAAAATTCTCACCTCGTTTATCTGCACCAATTGCGTCATATACGATTTCGCGAACTATAGTGTCCATTGCTTCGCCGTACATATCCTCATTGCTATCAGCCAATTGTCTAAGTTCAGCATAAGTCTTAGCCCAATGCCAACTATTTTCTACAGCCTGTACTACAATATCATGAACTGCTTCATTGCCTTCAGATGAGAACATACCATAATCTTTAACTTTATACTCTAACATCTTAGTTCCCCTTAAACTGTTTCTGTTTCAAATACATGACCACACTGCATCTCATAATCATAAAATGCAACTAAGTCTTTATCTTTATTATAGTATACTGTTAAGCCACCTAAGTCTTCGGACTTTGCGAACTGCGTAGCATTGTAGATTGATAGCTCAGTTGTAATTTCAAGTTCTTCAGAGAAATCTTTATCTCTAAAATCAAATGTATAATCTGTTACAGAGTTAATCATTTGCTCTTGCTCAGATGTCAATTGAAACATGATATACCTTTCTGTTCTGGGTCTTAATTATAACACCTTTTGTATTCTGTGTCAAGCCCACTCTAACTCTTTTGGTGAAAATCTAATTTTGCCTTCATGCTCAAGTTGAGACTTTTCAAAGTCTGTCAAATAATCATTGCTGACCAAAACCCAACCAATGATACTCTCACGGTAGTATTCATTGTTCTGTTCAATCTTGTCTCGCAACGACATGACAGCCATCGTTGCTAGTTCGCTGTTCTTAATACCTCGCACGGCATAATCCATCCCGCCTTTGGCTTTCCAATACTGAGGGCACTCGCCTTTGCCATCCCATTCATGGGCACCATAGTTTTCGTAAATTTGAGTTGTAATCAACAATTTCATACTGTTTCCTTGTTTCTGTTTTCCATCATTTCTGAAAGAATGAACTTTGCAATGTTAATATTTTTGCGCGCTTGGTCTACTGCCTGCTCGTGACCGAATGACATCAATTCTTGAGCGTCGCTTAACACACCCATTGCTACCATTTCCAGACCACTCAAGCGGGCTGTTAAAGATTGCATATATTCTTCTTTGATTTGTTCTACACTGATACCAAACATCTTTTGCTCGCTTTCTGTCATTTACTAACTCCTTTGTTGCTATGTCATAATTATAACACCTAATGATCAGATCGCCAAGCAGAACCCCTTCAGTACGCTCGGGTACTAAAGGTAAAACCTTTTTATTACACCTTCAGATGGTCTTAGTTATTATAAAACCTATAAGTAAACCCAAGTCAAAAGCAAATACGCTTGTAAATATCAAAGCAATAATGTAGTATAAATCATCTTCTATTACTCGCCAGAATAGTTCCATTATCCTACCAAATACATTTTGCTAAATCCTTCAGCATATCTAGGATATTCAAAGTTCTTTTGCATATCTGATATTACATAATCAGGAATGACTTTGCCTGGTCGTGAGGCCAAGCGTCGTTGCCATTCATCCTTTTCGGGTGTCATGAACACTACAGCAATCATATCATACCTGTCACCTAGCATATTGAATTTTCTTTTGCGACTAGCAATCGTTGTAGATGTTTGATCCCATATTATACTATGCCCAAGCTCACGTGCTCTAACAACTTGAGCAACCATTAGTTCAACTGCCTGCGGCATATAGCTTTCAAACACATCTGAATAAGTCTTGCCCTGTGCTCTTGCATAATCTTCAATGAACGGGTCTGTTGAAACTACAGTTAGCCCCAATGCCCAAGTCTGCTGCTTAATCCATGTTGACTTACCTGTACCAGGCAGACCGATTAGAATATATGCTTTAGGCATATTATCCTTTTCTACTAACTTTGCTATTTCTTTCTTACGCCACATCACATCTCACCTGCTTGTTGCTGCCTAATATATTCACCGTATAAACGATTGTATGCTTGCACAACTTTCAAGGGCAGTTCTACTTTTTCATTAATGGCGTCAGCAATTTGATTTGCTAATGCTCGGGACAGAGCAATTTCTCGCATGTATCCTGTAGGTGCTACATCAAAATCACTCATACTCTTCCTCCATCGTATTTGTTGTATTTGTTTCTATTACTATATGGCCGAATAAAATTTCACCGTTTTCCCAGCCTTTGATTCCTTTACCACCGCCTGTTACAAAATTAGTATCAAACTTTTGGATGGCTCCGAGATCAAGCAAATTATCATACTTTTTTGCCTTGATATCCTCTACAAGAATACAACCAATTAGACCAGCGTCAACAGAATAACTATGCCCATAGTGGTCGTAGTATACACCATCGCCATACATAGTCCCGTATGTGGCAAAACGACGACCATCCTTTAGTTGAAATTCTCCGTCTAAGCACTTGTCGTCTGTAGATATAGTAATAGAACAGAACTCTTCCCACTCCTCATCTGTCATTACATAACACAAGTCGCCGATATAATATTCACCTGCTGGCATCATGATTATAGCACTCCTAGTTGTTTCTGAATTACTTGAACAATTTCTCTTCGCATACCATCAGTCATTTCCAAATACGCCCATGCAGGCAAATACTCATCTAGACGATGTTCATCTAATGGCTTTGGTATAATAGCATTTGTATATGCCTCAAGTTGATCTAGTGTAAATACCCAATTTGCTGGCGCGTCTACATTAGCACCAATCTTGGATGCAAGTTTTACAATTTCTAAACGGTTCATGCTAAATCCTCGTGTGCTACAACTGCGTAATCAATTTTAGATACTACACCGTTGCATGGTCTATATACTTGCATCTCGCCATCCCATTGATCCTCATCAAATAGAGGATCGTCAGGTTGTACTGGCCTAAATTCAAGTATGTTGTTTGTAAAGTGTGATCTTACAAAGAATGTACTAGGATAACGACTTCCTGCAGGTATCACACCTTTGAATGCTTCAACGGGTATAAACAATTTCCTTGTCTTTGGAAAGTAACTGCACCTATCCAATGGCACTGCCATTGCCACTGCTGTATTAATCATTTGTAACTCCTGCGTCGGCTTTAATCCTTTCCCAACGCTCAAGAACAACCTCTGCAACCCAAATCTCAGGGATTTCGAGAATGTTTGCAATCTCATCAATCATAAGCTTGGTGTTATCCAGCAAATCATTAATTTGCATATGTATATCTGACATTTTACTCATACTATATCCTTATACTAAATCAACTTGAACTTGATATTCCTTTGACTGCATCTGTGCATCATAGAAACGATGTGTCGTAGCAAACCCCGTGCTATTCGGATGACCATTCTTCATACGCTCAATCGCCAACCAAACTGCTACACGCTGTTCTGTGAATGGCATATTAGTCATTTCTTTTACAGTTGTAAAGAATCCCACACCATTCAAAATCACTCTGAATCGTTGATGATTGTTCACACCCGGAATGATCTGTTTCGTTTTCATATTAATCCTTTTTAGGAAAGCGTGCTGTTGGGTCAACCATAGGTTTCATACCTGAATTGGATTTGCCTCGAGCAGATACTGGCTTAGGATTTTTGCGACCCTTGAGAACTTCTACAGTTCCACCGTTAGCAAAAAACTGCGCCAATGCGTCTTCTTGCATTTCTCGAGCTACAACTTTTGGGACAGCTGGGAGATCTTTGATTGCTTGCATTTTGTTTCCTTTCTGTTGCTAATATGTCTTATTATAATGTCTAATGGAACATTAATCAAGCAATAACCCTTTTCATTGTAGGGTTACTGCGAGTTCAATGTTGGTGAGTACTCACCAATTAATTCTCGTTCTACAGCATGTGCGGCTTGCTTGCCCTTGACCACTGCTAGTTCTTGAGCAACGAACGAGCCCGCCCCGTAGGACCTTATAGCGTCGCACAATGCCCAGGACTTACCCTCAGTCAATGCTCTACGTATGTGCTTTTGCACACGGATCTTGAGGTCTCTCTTACGGAAACCCTGAGTGATACCTATATAGAAATCGCCTGTGACACAATTGGTCAGGCAATATACTATATGTCTACGATCTGAACGTCTTTTTCTCATCATGCCATAATTATATAGCCTTTTGATCAGAAAGTCAAGAAAAACCCTGCACTCGGCAGGGTTACTAAAAGGTAATAAAAAGGTTTTACCTTTTATCGACGTGAGGTATCCAACCTATCAATGCAATTATCCAAGGTAAACAGCTAGGCTCGTTCCATGTCAAGATAACCATTGTGAATGATAGTATTACTAGTAGCCCAGCTATTAATTTCATTTAACTTCTTTTAACTTTGGTTCTTTAGATTTATCAATGCCAGCGTCGTTTATCAGTTCTGGCTCTTGAGAATATTGTGGAGAATATTGTGGAGGGAAGAACCCCTTCCAACTATCCGGAGTAAAAATTTTAACAGGTTTCCAAAACTTATGAAAGATATTATTTAATATAATTAAAGTGGCTGATAAAAAGAGAAGGCCAATACTAATTAGTAATGACGCAATAGTGAATGTTAGATATGAATCTAAGTCCATTTTAGTTAATCCTTCTGTTAGGTTTAGAATCTGGTTTACCATAAATCAATTTTTCATATTCTCTAAGAGTTATTTCCTTGTACGAATACTTTGTCACATAATCTAGAGATTTCTCAAACTCCAACAGAGATTTCAAATTAAACCCCCTAGCAGGAACTTTAAACTTAAAACCATCGTGCATTTCTACACTTATTTGGTAATAAGAATTTTTCAATATCTTCTCAGTCATGGTAACCGAATTTAGATTTGATATTTTTTACGCTTCTTTCAATCGTAGCCTCTGCAAGGCTAGCATCATATGTTGTGTATGAATGATTTGTTGGTGTATTTTCAACAGCATCTATGCACAATTTAACTATTTGCTTAGTATATTGTTTTATGTGGTCTTTGGACATCCATTTACCACTTGTATCAGACATTGATTCGTCAATTAACTTGTTAATATCTATAGTATTCGCATATTCATGAGTACGCTTTGGATATTGTACTAAAGCCTGGTATGGTTCTTTCATTTCATTAATTGTTTTTCTAGGTTAGCAAATTTATCTAAAATTTTATCTTGTTCGTGTCTTGGCAGGTTTGCTGCTATTTCTGCAAGGGTGATAAAGAAAGCACCTGCCGCGTATGAACCATCGCCGTAGTGTAATACGCTTGTACTATAAAAACGATTTAATGCCGCTTCTATATCTATTCTTTGATGTAGAGGTTTTACCATAATGTTCATATCATAAACTTCTTTAAGGCTTTTTTAGCGTCAGGAAACTTCTTGGTCTCCATTAAGTCGTTGTCCATTGCTTCCATAATCAACAATCGTTGAAGCAAATCTGCAGTGTGTTGCTTATCTTCATCGAGACAAGCATACCAAATTAGAAACTCTTCTTCAGATTCGAGTGACCACATTTCGTCTAGCATTTCGACTTGTTCTAGAGTTAGTCCATTAATTGAGTAAGACATATAATTCCTTGAGGTTGTACTTGATTATAAAGCCGTTTGCTTTGCGTGTCAAATTATAGTTGTTCAAATTGGGAATACGAATTCGATTGGTTCATCTTTCGGCGCTTCCAATGCTTCCAATTGAATTAATTCTCTTGCAATTTCAGAACGATCTCTAACATTCTTTTGACCAAGTATGGCTATGCCATATAGTTTATTATTTTTCTCTACAAGCATGACCACACATCTACCTGCAGGGTTGGTGAATCCTGTTTTACTTATTATAATATTATCAAATACAAATAGACTAGGATTTGTGTTGCGTAGTTTAATGATTAATTTCTTCTTACCCTTCGGTACGGAAATTGAATCGTGTCTTTCATTTGCAATATTACGTATAACCTCATTGGCTTCTATCTTTGATAGAAATACAATTAATTCTTTTGCTGTGCTTATATTGCCCGATAATAATCCTGTACTATCTACAAGTTTAGTATTAATAAGCCCCATACCTCTGGCATATTGATTTACATCGTGTATATACTTTTTAAATCCACCTGGATATGTATTTGCAAGTGTCTCCGCTGCTAAGTTGTCTGAACTAATAAGCATCGCGCGCAGCAGATCGATTCTAGCTATCTTTGTCCCTCTTGGGAACCTGCCACTGCTTTTGCCCTGAACCTTTACCTTTTCATTTAAATCTTCGCCGCTTCTTAATATAATTATAGCAGTGAATAATTTAGTAATACTTGCTATTGGCCTAACCTCATTTATATTGTGTGCTACTTGCGAAGTTCCTAATTCAAAATCATATAGCAAATAGGATCCTGTTTGTGCATATACATTTGAGCATATAAAGAATAAAAATGCTAGTAAATACTTCATCTTTTTAGTTGTGGTATTGTTGATAGTACAAACGGATATTCCTTTTTCTTTAGTACAAGATCTTCCTCATATGTTTTTTCTTTTTGTATAAACAAAGGATCTAATTTAAATTCTCTAGACGTTGTCCAATACTTAGGCTGTGAGCCAGATCTACTAGCAACTTCATAGAGCTCTAGCATATGATCCATATTGTCGACTATAATCATAGTATGTTATTTCTACTCAAATAACGATATAGTTTAACAAAATAAGAAAAAGATGCGGGATGCACATCGGGGTCGGGTAATTTATCCCCCCAGCGCTCCCGCATCAAAGCATAAAGTTGAAGTGCTTCTTCGTCTGTCATACTTCAAAAACGTATGGTAGATATGGTTCTTCATCATTGCTACCTCTTTCATATAGTACATATCCTCGAGGGTTACATACTATACGAGTACTACCAATCATATAATCAAACAAATCATGTGTATGTCCGTGTGTCCATGCTTTGATCTGTGGTCTATCTAAAATAAACTCTGATAGATCAGAAGAATAACCACCGTTCATAACAGTATCATTTTTGTAGCGAGGCTTAGTAGATTGCTTAGATGGAGCATGATGACCAACCACAACAAACTTATCACTTCCTTTTTCAGCAACAATAGTCTTGATGTAGCCAAGCATTCCCTTATGCTCATCTACTGCATCTACGGGCGAGAACAAAGGTGTATACTTTTGACGCTTTTCTCCTATTTGCTCAGGAAAACCATTTTCATTTTTAAAGATGCTACCATCCTCATTCATTTTATATGTAGGAACCCAGCGTTCTGCATCTCGTTTGCTATTATCTACGCAACGGAAGTCATTCATCATACGTGTCATTGCATGAAGTGTAATGGGATCTTCATTGTTCATGTCTGTCCAAAGTGTTCCACCGATGAATGTTACATCTTCAATCTTTACTATTTCTTTTTCAAGAATGTGCAATCTTGGTAGGTAGGCAAGTTTTGTCTTTAATGTGTTATAAGACTCAGCAAAGTCACCATTATAATGCTCATGGTTCCCCATGATATAGATAACGTCTTTATATTCTGTGCAGCATGCTTCAAAGAAACGATGATACATATTACTACGGGTATGCTCCCCCATAAGATTGTATGAATCTTTTTCTCCTAAGTCCTTTGCTACGCAAATGTCTCCAGACAAAATTAAAACGTCAGCGTTTTCTGGGTTAACGGGAACCCATTCTCCAAATTCTAGATGAATATCTGATGTAAGTGCGATTTTCATTTTATTTCCTTAAAGCCATATTATAACACACTAAGGTGAAGGCGTCAACCTTTTTCGAAATTCACGATCTACATAGTATTGTATCAGATTTCTCTGAATCATAGTAATAAGATCTCCGTGGTCGTTATCTATAACGAATCGAACAGGACACTTAGACCAAGTGCGGTTCTTGTTGAATTCCGCAAACCATTTTCGATGGTCTTTATTGTACGGATTAAATGTCACATAGGGTCTGCCACATAATTCAAGTTTAGACATATTATTTAAAAAGTATTAGTGCCATCAATGCTGCTTGAGCGATAAATCCTACTCCGATTGTAATTATATTTAAGGAGTCTTTTAAGACTACTGCTCTAGCAAATAATAAAACAAGACCTGTCCACATAAACAAAACTACATCTATGCTTGGGGTGTGGTCACTAAGACCTGTCAATAACGCTAATAGTGATGGTAGTGTAGCACAATGTATTACGATTGCTGCTAACCATCCTAGCGTATCTGCAGATATTTTATGCAGATGTTCGTTTAGAAAGTTTCTAATTGCATTAATATTGAATCTCATGTTCTGTCTCCATAGAATATATGTCTGCCAATTTGATCAATTTTAGGTTTGCGCCAATTAGGCGAAACATAATCCGCATGGTAATATAATGCCTTATTTAAAGATGGTAATCTAAAATTTTCTAAAAGAACTTTCTTAGCTACCAATTCACTTTCTTTCCATAATTCTTTGTGTATGGGTCTAACAGCATGATTGTTTTCACAATACCAACTAAATTGACATACAACCTTTTGATATACTATATTCTTTTGATATACTACACCACATACAGTATCTGCAAACCTGCCAGATTCTAAACGATTCATCGTTACTTGTGCTACACCTACTTTACCTTCAAACGGCTCAGACGCTGCTTCCCAGTAAATATTTCTTGTTAGACAATCTAATTGTTTCAATTTGTCTTGTGCACTAACATAACCTGTCTGCCATTGATTATTACTTTCTTTTAATGTAGTGAGTTTTTCATCACATACAAGAAACACTATCCACATTACAAGTAATAAACCAATTATTCTTAACATCCTTGCTGACCAATCTACTACTCTAAGAGTATTAGGTTTCAAACTTAGATTCATATTTTCTCCTATGGTTATTCCCCTCAGAAAACTGAGAAAAAGGGTGCTGTAGTACTTTTTTCTCAGGGGATTTCTATATCACAGAACTAATTATATAACACTTGACTGCAGAAGTCAAGAAACCCCGGTCAGATGCCGGGTCTTTGCTTAATCAAATCGTTAAGCGGATAATTTTGGAATAGTTACAGCTATCCAATTTACTGTTGCTTCATCCCATTGCCAACCTGTACCGTCTGCTTCGGTTGTTGGAAGAACGACATCTGGTTGTGCAACAGGTGCACCCCAAACGCAAGTTGCTTCATCCAAAGTCCAGCTTGGATATGGTTGAGGTGCATAGAATGCATCTCTGCCGGCATCATAAACCATACCGATGCCGGCATAATTTTTACGTAAGGGTGTACCGCCATTGCGATGGGCACCCGCATATGTATTATAGCTTGTCTGTACCCATTGGCTTGGATCGCCGACAGCTCCCGAATTTATGAAATCTTGTTCAGCAACAATAACTTGTGCTACAATTCCATTAACTACTTGTGCAAAATGTGACATTTTCTTACTCTCCTTAAATGAATCCTACCATAGCATCTTTTTCATACCAGGCAATTATTGTGTTATTATTTATATAGACCATAGTTGGGTCTGCTTCCGTTATAATATTGTCATAAGTAATCCGAGCCTCAAATTCTTGCTTAGCAAGGGTAGGGTCGCTTGTACCTAAAGTCTCAGCGTTTATGTTAGCCGGATTACTTAAGACAAATTCTGCGATTGTTTGCATATTTATTTAGAATGTTATTGTGCCTGATGAATAGAATGTGTATTGAACTGCTTCGTCTCCGTTTAATGTTGCGCTGGTAACAAGTACATTTGATCCAGTAGTAGCACCAACAACTAAAGATCTAATAATAACAACTCCGGATCCCCCGAAGCCTCCAACAATAAATGTTGGATCTCCATATCCGCCAGCTGCACCGCCACCGCCTGTATTAATCGTAGCATTCGCACCGCGACTAATTGAATCACTTGGAGCAGTTGCCCCACCGCCAAGACCACCTTGTCCCTTGCGGTGACTGGTTGGATATCCATTACCACCCCCACCGCCGGCATAATACACTCCATTTAACCAAACTAATCCATTACCACCATTTCCTCTATTGCCTGGAGGTAAATCGGAGCCGCTGTATCCTTCAAATCCTGCTTGTCCTGCGCCGCCGCCACCTCCACCAAGATAATTGCCACCGCCTGGTGCGAATCCACCGTCATATCCTTGCCTTGGAGCGCTTACAAATGCAGAACCTGGATATATACCTATACCGCCAGGTTGGCCTTGTGAACCACCGCCTCCACTTCCGCCGTTGTTTCTGCCCGTGGGGGCTTCAGCGCTACCACCTCCGCCACCACCACCATACGCTATTACATTTGCAGATGGTGATATGTCTGAAATAATTGAACTATTAGAACCATTAAAACCTGCTTTGGGATCTACGGAGTAACCTCCACCGGCACCAACAGTTATAACATATGTTTTTCCTGCTATAATATTAAGATTACTGGTTAAATAGCCACCGCCACCTCCACCTCCACCATAGGTACCGCCAGCTCCACCGCCACCTACAACTAAATACTCAGCATAAAGTCTTGGAGGTACACTTAGTATTGTTTTTACGTTGGCAGAGTTTACTCTATTACTAACAGATAGAATACTTCTCTGGGAAAGACGACGAATTGACATTAGTAAATCTCAGTACCGAATAATGAAAAGGCTACGTTACCTTGCCATGAATATACTGTAACTTTATCTGTAGCACCAAGTGTCATACCTAAAGTAAGGCCAATAGCATCTTGTGCTGGCAGTGCTGCATCAAATACAATTGCCTGTGATACGTTTGCTGCTGCGCCTTGCGGTCTTACAAGAATTCTAAAGGTTACATTTGATGCTGTAGTATTACATACATTTAGTGTGGAAGTAACTGCACTATTACTTGCAGGTACAGTATACAAATCAAAATATGTATTTGCTGTGGGCATTCCTTGCCCGAGAATCTTATAGGTTGTTGCCATTTTGTTCCTTTACATTCCTGCTAATAAGAATGAATCTATTTCGTCGCTGCTGCCGCCAGCTGCAGATGTTACTGAGGCAATTATAGCGTTATTTGCACCTACTTGAAGTGACAAACTCTGTCCTTGCGTTGCTACGCCGGGTACGGCTTCTACTTGTGTTATTAATATTTTTGTTGTCATATTTGTTTAGAATGTTATTGTTGATATATTTATTTTTGAGAATATCTTATAATGCATTTTTATCTATTAAATACGCTTGAGTCACATAGTAATTAGTCTGATCTTCTGATTGAGTTATATACAAACACCTTCCATTCTTTGAAAATTTCATATCAACCGCGTTATAAACATTAAAATATGATGTATTTGCTGAAATTCCAGAATTAGACATCAGAGCAACATCATACGGTGTTGTTAGATCAAATTGTGTTATCTCTGAGGAAGCCAAGACACCCGTCTCAAAATTTTTGTTGTATGGGTTTGATGGTAAATAGAACAGTTTTGTTCCATCTTCATTAAAATCAAAATTATCTTCGGTTGTTGTTCCTGTTCCATTCCAAGGAGATATATTAAATACAGTTCCACCTGCACGATTATATATACTTGTATTTGCAATCACATTTGGTGTGAGCATTTCTACTCTCCATACTCTTCCATTAGTACTACTTTTTTCTGTTGCAAAAATATATCTACCATCTTGGCTTGTTTCCAAACCACCTATATCTGCAAAAGTAATTTCCGTATAGGTATTTGCTGCATCTGTAGATCTTCTTGCCGTTGCTATATTATACGCTTGAGATAAAAGATGTTGAGTTATGTCGTTAGATGTCTCCCCTGTAATAAAGGCAACATTGCCATTATTTACAAAGGTTATTGCAGTAGGTAATGTATCATTTGCAGAAGTTGAAGTATAAACATTACTATATGTATATGATATGTCTGAAACATTTGCATTAATTGGTGCGGGATAGTCATAAAACCCTGCAGAAGGAAATCCGCTACCTGAGACAGTATTAATACCTACAATAATATTTCCGTTAGGTAAAACTTTTATAGAACTAGGGATTAAACCAGTTGTAAGATCTTTAGCTAAATTTTTGATAGGCAGAGTAACATTAGACAAATTTGGATTATGCGGATCTTTAAATTGTATTCGATATAAATTATCATTAGCTCCTAAAACATATAAGTATTGATTATCGTCACTAATAGCCAAACTATATGAAGTTGTTTCTAAATTATTAATTTTAAGTTGTGGGTTGTTGATGTCAAATCCAATATCGATAGAATAAAGATCATACGGTACTTTTGCACTAAATTGTTTTATAACACACGCGTTGTCCATAACAAATAAAGAAGAACCTGTATTTGACCAAACAAAATCTCCTCCCTCGTTTCCAAAAGTCATATTATTAAGAGGAAAACCAAAGTCTGCTGTGCTAGTGTTATAATAAGAATTTGCAAGGAACACAGGAAATATTCTATCGTTCATAGTTCCACCAATATATGCTATTTTTCCTGACGGATTAAAATCTATAGTTGTTGGTGTTCCCTCAAATGTTTCAAATTTGGCAGAACCGAATGTAACATCTGCGTTGGATGCGGATGCTAAATTCCAACTTTCGTTTAAAGGTATTCGAACAGGACGTTTCTTTGTTTGACCATATAAAATTAATACATTTCCTTCAGGATTTATAAAGAAATCTTTTGGTAGAGCTTCACCAAAAGCATTTGCACTATGTGTGTTTGCTTTTATAGCAGTACTTACCATCCAAGGAATGCCTAAATTAAATGTATGGAGAAAGTCTGTATTTTCCCCAAGAACAATCATAACATTCCCTTCAGGATTAAACCTCATATCAATAGGTGCGCCATCCGTTACAAATATATTAGCACTAGACACAACGACGTTTCCTGTTGTTCCAATATCCCAAGGAGTTGAAAGAGTATATTGATTAATTGTATCCTTGGTTGTACCGACTACGTATAGATTTGACCCATCCTGACTTAATGCGTGCCCACCTGCAGTTGCCTCTCCTGTACTAGTACGAAAATGTTTCATATATCTCATAGTGCCCACATCATAGGGGGCTAAAAGAGCATATTGATGCACATTTGCGTCTGCACCCCCGTCAAAAGTAACATAGGCATTATAACCCACATTGCCAAATCTAAAACACAATGGATCAACGTTCATCAATGTTTGTCTGTTGTAATTTTGTAGAGTTGATAAATTCCAAGGAGTCGATAAACTAAATTGTCCAATTTTCCGCACGTTTAGGTCATCCCTGGCCATATGCCACAAAACATTTCCAGCAGGATTAAATTTAACCGCTAACGGTTTGGCAATACTTTGCCACGACCATTTTTCTAAAACACCCGAATATTGAAAATAACTGATTTTAGAATTTGCAATATTTGCACCTAGGGTAGCATTCCAAGGAGATTTTAAATTAAGTTGATATATACTATCGTTATTAAATCCGGCAAAATAAGCAGAACTTCCAGAATTACCAAAAAATAATGATGACAAAACACCTCCACCTTCTCCTATATCATCTATATTTAAATTAATGAAAGTATTTGTAGATACTGCAGTATTAGTGTTCCATTTTTCAGTTAAATTAACTTGATAGAGTCTTGAAGTAGTTGAACTTGTTGATATAAAAAACAATGTACTGCCGGTATTTCCTACAAAAATTCCTCTTGGTTCACTGCCGCTTAATGTATTATATTCTCTAAGAAACTTTTTATTTATAGAAATATTGGCAGTTTTTATATCAAAAGGAGTATTTAAATTGTATTGTAAGATAGAGTCTGATGTAGCGCACGCAACATATAAAATTGTTCCATCTTGACTAAAATCAAAAGCCGCGGGTGTTGTGGAAACTATCTCTTTCTGTAAATATAGATTACCTACACTATTAGCATTATAATGTTCATAAGGAGAAGGAAGAGCGTATTCTCTTAATTCATCTACATCTCCATGTAAAAGAATCATGGTATTTCCATTGTTAAGAAACTTAATATCTGAAGATATTCTAGTACGGTTTGGGAAAAACGTAACTTTATTATAAGCAGTATTAGATTGCCATGGTGTTTTTAGCTGAAAATTTTGTATAACCGAAGGATCGGATATAAACATTTTTAAACCATCTTTACTAAATCCTATCGATGACGGATATTCTTGTGAGATTAGTGCAAATGGAGTTTCAAAAACGACAGTACTTCTTAAAAAAACATTACCTACATCAAATGCAACAGGAGTTTGATAATGTTTTAATTCTCCCTGGTTGCTTCCACCATTGCGCCCAATTAGGTGTATATTATATCCGTCACTAGAAAAACATAAACCTCTAACTAGATTTAGTGATCCTAAAGGTAAAGTGTTACTTTTTTCATAAACAGCTGAATATAATGGAGCGTTTGGAAAAGGCAGAGAGTATTGATCTAAAATTCCATTATTAGTAACAGTAAAAATTTTAGTAGAATCTGTATTTAAACTTATGGCTATTGGATCTGAGCGCGGTATCCATTTAGAACCCGATAAAAAAGATGTAGACAAGTCTATATTAAAACTCGAAATCGTTCCTTGAAGATTTTTTACAGTATTATTTTTAGTACCTGATCTAGATAACGTTTTAATAGACATTTATGTTATTTCCGAGCCAAATAAATTATAAGTTACTTCGCCTTGACTTCTTACAGTTACTACGGTATTTGCAGGTAAAGTCATTCCTAAAGTTAACATTACCGCATCGTTACCATTTAATGGAATATCATATGCAATATAATGTACATTACTTAATGTATTTCCGTTCGGTCTTATCGCTACTCGATAATTTTTTGAAGTTGCACTTCTATTAGCTATTGCCAATGTCGACGTGATAGCAGTAGCTCCTTCGGGGACTCTGTAAATATCCTCATTTGTATTTGGATTTGGATCTAATTGTCCCAATAATTTATAAATTGTTGCCATTTTATTTCCTACATTCCTGATAAAAAGAACACATTAAATCCATCGCCGCCGGTAGAATTAATTCTACCATTTGCTTCGATTGTTACATTGTTTCCTGCGAGACTAACCAAAAGCGCAATTACATTTGCTTGTACTCTTGTATTTGCATAATACAGACGAGAAGAATCTTCCACCACCTTAGCAGTAGATATTGAATTAGGTTCAACTCCTGTAGTTTTAATTCTTGTTAGAGGCATAATTTCTCTCTTATTTGATCTCTTATATTTATATTAATTAATGTCTTTGTTTTTGAACGAAAAAACAGCATTTTTGTCAATTTCTATTGAATTCCTTAAATTCCTGTATCTTGATCGTTTTCTATCACTCTTAAGCATAGAGTTTGCTCCTATAACCAATAGAATAGCCAAAGGGTCAAATACCACAATAATCAATACAATCATCCATGACACGGCTTTCTCCAGTATATTTGTGTCTGTAGCACCATACATAAATGCTGCGATATACTTTATGGGTCCTACTTCGGCCTCAACCTTTCTGACCTCAGCTGCGATTGGTGCACGCTCTTCATTAAGTTGACCAATTGCTTTCTGATAGGTTTGGATTTCCGTTTGTAGGCGAGTACGCTCTTGTGTTTGTGACTTCCGAATAGCCACTGCTTTTTCCGCACCTTTTTCTGAGTTACTGCGGCCCATGATTTGATCCACAGCGTCATCGAGCTGTTTAAGCGCTTTACGATTGGCATCTATATTCTCCTTCGCAACTTTTATCTTTTCATCATATACTGCTATTTTGGCTGCAACATCGCCCGATACTAAATTTTGATCGCTATGTGCTTTTGATAGAAAACCAAATATACCCATAGATGTTAGTAATGATAGCACCACCACACTAATAATGAAATACGTTCTCATCAATACATTTATGCTGTTCCATTGTCTATAAACATACGATGCTGTTACAAGCTTACCAACTTCAAGAGCAGCACCCATTATTAAAATGGGAGTCGGACTTGCTGAGAATATGTAGGTCAATCCTATGATTGAAAAATATCCTGCTATGCCCGATATAACTAAGGCTGTTAGTAATAATATAATAGCAAATATCATTTAGAATGGGTTCAGTGCTGAACTTGTTACGCTACCGTTATTAGTAACTGTTATTGCATTAGTTGAACTATCTGTGAAAGGAGAAGCATTTAATGGCAACAATAATTGGGTTTGTCCTGCTGTGATAGCAGAAATATTTGTACCTGCACCTTGTGTCTCTGTTAACGGTGAGGTTGGTGGTGTAAATGCTCCGGTGTACACAGCAACGCCTCTAACCACACGAATGTTAGACAAGTTACCACTGCCGTTGCCGCTAGCATTATGGTCTCCCATAATACGAAGTTGCATACTACTACCCATATCTAAAACTCTGGCAGTGTAACTGCTACCTGCCTGAGTTCCGTTAACCCACATTTTAATAGAACCCGATTCTCTTGTTATTGCTATGTGATGCCAAGCGTTGAGCAATGATGCTATTGATGGTCCAGTAATTTTCACACCACTGCCACCTCCACCTACGGGACTATCTGTATATAAATCGAGAGTAGAGCCAGTGACTCTACCAATGTCGAATCTACCTGTGATACTAGCACCAAGTCCAGTAGACCAAAAATCAAGCACATCGCTTCGTTGGTTTACAGTTGGTCTCCACCAGAACTCAATAGTAAGGTTTGAAGTTCCAAATCCAAATGCCGCGGTTGAGGCAATGTCAAGGTAATTGCTTCCACTAAACTGAGCACTGCCAGGTGATGGAGGCGGTGGTGGCGGTGGCGGAACATAAAATTGCGATCCGCCGCTAATAATTGCACCTGATATTGTAACTGGCATTTTATACCTTTAAATTTTTTATATGAGTTTTATGTACACGGCATTGCACTTGCCCATTGTAATAATTTTCTGTTTCTAAAACTCGTCTATCCATTTGTTCTCTTGCTTCAAGATAATTACATAATCCCTTATTAGGGCATATGTGTAGTATCTCTCTAATAAACTTATCATCACCTAAGGTTTCTACATCTTTTTTAACATCATCGGATGAAGACCAATAGTCTCTCCAATCTGATTCAACCTTGATACGTTTCTTTTTTCCCTTAACTTGCTTGGTTTTACGAAACCAAAATAGTTTTTTTCCTATATACTTTCGTCCAGTAACAGTATTTGTAATTAAATACACATAACCATACGCATCATCTGGAACTATTTCTAAAGGAGAATTATTGTATATCCACATAAAATACCAATTCTAAATTAGTATTTATATGATCTCCCAGACGTCACCGTCCTCTGAAAAGCGATCGTGCTCATCTCTAGGTGGTACGAGAAAGTAGTCATCGGGGTCTGTCATAACATCCTCGAGTCTTTCTGTAGCTAATGCTTTTCCCATAAGACCAGTTTTAATAAGCATTTTGGTTTGTATGGATTTCTTATATCTATGTTCTTCTGACTCATCTCGAGCCATGTATTCCTTTTGCTTCTCCGAGAATACTTGTTTTTGATCCGGCGTCCATTGCCTAGAATTTGCACAAGCCCTGCTACAATATGTGCCTGGCTTGCTATGCTCTGTCCCGCACTTCGGACAAGACTTACTCGTCGTCTTCGATGTCTTCGTATTGCTCATCAATTAAATCTTGATCTATATCTGATCCACAGAAAGGACAGAAAGATACTTTATAATGATGATTATCTAAATCGTGACTTATCTTAAAGACGGCATCACATTCGACGCACTCGTGGTGTTTGTTTTTAGCCATGTATCAATTCCTCTCTTTTTAGCTTCAGCCTCAAATACTCTTGTTCTAAGATCTGACGAACTAAAGTAATGGTCTCTCTTATTAAAATATATTTCTATTTTTCTCTTTTCACAGATAACTTTACCTGTAAATTCGGTGTCTTTATATTCTTCTCCCATGATGCGAACATCAATAGGTAAGGACATAAAGATATCCTCAAGTTCTTTTTCTGTAGAATAAACGATAATTTCATCTACATGCTTGCATGCCGATACTTGTATCTGTCTTTCAATAATAGATTGAACAGGCATGTTCTTTGTTGTTCGATCCAATGTAGGATCCGTTTGTATTGCTGCAATTAAATAATCGCATTGTCTTTTCGCTTCCTCAAGCATGATAACATGGCCTGCGTGAAATAAGTCAAAAGTTGATGCTGTTATCCCTATACGTTTCTTAATCATATTTGCTCCACTTCAATATTACATTTAGTTAAAAATTCTATACCATCGCTATTTCTATATTGATTCCTATAGAATACTTTATTTATGCCTGCTACATGTATCATCTTAGCACAGGCAAAGCAAGGTGCGTGTGTAATATACATCGTCGCACCTTCTCCTGATTCAGATGATCTCGCAAGTTTGCCTATGGCATTGGCTTCTGCATGAATCACTTCATCTTTTGTTAATAGCTCAATAGTAGCTCCATTATACTTTTCGCCACCATGATCTACATAATATTCAAATTCGTTTCTGACTTCTATCTCGCAATTATTGTCCCAACCCGCAGGTGTACCGTTATACCCTATTGATATAACTCTATCATCTTTAGTTACAATAGCACCGACTTGTAATCGTCTTGCATAGGATAGTTCTGAGTATGCCTCAGCCACTTTCATATGAGCATAATCAATCTTTTTCGGCATCCCATTTTCCCTCAGGACATTTCTGTCCTCTCATCATAGTCTTGCCCCATATTGCACAACCACATTTAGAACAAGATTTTATTCCAACGTATGTAGTTAAATGCTCACATGAATAACACATTGCTCGTCTTCTATCGAGAAAAGATATCACTTTTGTTTCTGTATCGGAATCCATTTTTTACACCAATAATTAGGTTTCACTTTGGCATCCCAGGTTTTACAATATTTTGTACCTGGAACAAACGCCCCACAATTTGCACAATTTTCTTTAGCATTACCCACTGCATATGCAGGTGGTAATTTTTTATTAATTAATGTACCGTCAGGATATTTTCTTTCCCTTACCTCATCAAATTTTTTCATACTGTCTCACTCCTGCTAATTTTAATTTCTCTAATATCTTAAACCACATCCAACCAATATCAAACTCCCACCATTTTCTACTTAATTTAGGATTTGCTGGTTCAGCATGGTGATTATTATGAAACTCTTCTCCGCCAATAATTATTCCAAGTATTGATATGTTTTTTGACTTATCTTTGGTATCAGTATTACGATATCCCCACCAATGTCCTAAACCATTTATAACTCCTGCTGCCCAAAATGGAATCCAAACCATTTGAATACCCCACACTAACAGACCAATCCAACCAAATAAAATTAGATTGAACACAAGGAGAATGCTAATGCCAAGTCTGGAGTAAGCAGTGTATATGTTGTGCTCCATCCAATCAGCAGGAGTACCAACACCATATGTATTAACCATATCTTTATCTTTGCTTGCTTCATGGTATAGTAATGCTCCTCTGAATAAAACATGCAATATTCCATAGACATGGGGTGAATGTGGATCTTCGGGTTTCTCACACATTTGATGGTGCTTGCGATGTATGGCTACCCACTGCTTCGTTATCATTCCAGTTGTAAGCCATAGCCAGAAACGCATAAAATGTGCGGCGATTGGATGAAAAGTTATTCCTTTATGTGTTTGTCCTCTATGTAGGTAAAGAGTGACACACACAATAGTAATGTGTGTCATCAACAACAGATAGATTAACTCTGTCACGCTGCTTTACCCCATACTTCATGCCAACCACCTGATAATGCACCCTTTGCATAGTCTGTTGCTCTGTTCTCAAAGAAGTTAGTGTGTGTAGGTGCATTAATCATTTCCTCTACCCAAGGCAAAGGATTTCTTTTAACTTTAAATATACCTTTAAGCCCCAAACTAATTAGTCGTCTATCAGCGATATAACGAATATAGGTTTTAACTTCTTGCTCTGTTAACCCCTGAATAGCGCCAGATTGGAAAGACAACTCAATAAACCTGTCTTCCAGACTAACCATCTTTTCCGCAATCGAGTAGATCTTTTCTTTGAGAGTATCATTCCAAATCTCCTTGTTTTCTTCAATATAAGTGCGGAATAGTTTAATCATACCTTCAGCATGCTGTGTTTCATCTACAATAGACCAAGTTACGATCTGTCCCATGCCTTTCATCTTGCCCATACGAGGGAAGTTCAATAGCATAATGAATGAACTAAACAATTGCATACCTTCAGTAAATGCTGAAAATGCTGCGATATGAGCGGCAGTAGATTCTTTAGTTCCATTTTTAGATGACAAATCTAACAGATAATCGTGCTTGTCTTTCATTTCCTGATACTCAAGGAATTGATTATATGTTGTTTCGGGCAATCCTAATGTTTCAATTAAATGTGAATATGCTGCTATGTGCAATGCTTCTCTAGCAGCAAAGCCCATAAGCATCATTCTTATTTCAGGTTGCGGAAAGTAAGGTAGATAATTGTTGACATAGCCACCAGCGACATCAATATCTCCTTGAGTAAAGAATCTGAAGATGTGTGTGAGGAATTGTTTTTCTTCATTTGTTAATTTCTTTTTCCAATCTTTGACGTCTTCGAGCATTGGTACTTCTGTATGAAGCCAATGAGATTGCTCATGCTTTAACCACGCATCATATGCCCAAGGGTAATGAAAAGGTTTAAACGAATTTCTACTATCTGTTACTCTGGTTTTTACCATTATTTTTCTATCCATTTTTTTAATTCTGCTGGCGGTTTCACGCCTGTTATTCTTTTTAGTATTGTATTATTTTCTTCTACCATTACTAAAGTAGGTACTGATCTAATCCCATATTCTAACGCAATATCGGGATGTACGTCAATATCTACGACATCAATAGGTATTTTAATATCTGAAGTTTCTAATTGTTTTGCCATTGCTTGACAAGGCATACACCAAGAAGCGGTAAATCTTATTATTTTTTTCATACGGAAAAGCTACTCCCACATCCACACGTTGTTTCTGCATTAGGGTTATTGATAACAAATTGCGAGCCCTGAAGATCTTCTTTATAGTCTACACTGGCGCCCTGCAAATATTGCATACTCATAGAATCGACCAATATTGCATGTTGCCCCAATGGTATTTCAAAATCATCATCGTTTTTAATTTCATCAAAAGTAAATCCATAACTCATTCCACTGCATCCTCCGCCTTGAACAAAGGTTCTTAATTTTAAATCTGCATTATCTTCTTCTGCAAGCAAATCTAGTATTTTTGTTTTTGCCGATTCTGTTACTGTTATCATATTCGGAAACTTTCTCCGCATCCACAGCGGTCTCTTTCGTTTGGATTTTTAAAATCAAATCCTTCGTTGAGTCCATTACGAACCCAATCCATTGTTAACCCGTTTAGATAGACTGCGCTTTTTGCATCTACAAAAACAGCAAAATCTTTTTGAGCGTAATTAATTACACCTATTTCACTATCATACTTATCAACGTATTCTAGTGTATATGCAAGTCCACTACAACCTGTAGTTTTTACACCTAGTTTAATTCCAATTCCTTTACCTCGTTTTAGAAGTTGGGATTTAATTTTCTCATATGCTTTTTCAGTTAGTGATATCATGTCACTTTCTGTCGCCGAATAACTGTAACAAGTTAATAAACAAGTTAATAAAGTCCATATACAGTGTTAATGCGCCCGTTACTTCTACAGTTGGGCTAGTGTCAACACTAACTGCTTCACGAATCTGTTGTGTATCGTATGCTGTTAATCCCAAAAAGATAATGATAGCTAGAGCACTGATAACCATTTGCATAACAGTTGAGCCAATAAAGATGTTTACAATGCTAGCAATTACAATAGCAATCAGACCAACAAACATCATTTGTCCCATTGAGCTTAGATCCTTTTTGGTAAAATACCCGTATCCACTCATTACACCAAACAATATAGCCGCACCCATAAATGCCGACACAATACTACCCATAGTAAATATTGCAAAGATAGTAGCAAAACTCAATCCCATCAATGCCGCAAAGCCGTGTAAACATAACTGTGCTACACCCTTACTAGGATTGTTAGCTAGTATCGCAGAAATACCAAATATTGCAAGAAGCGGGGCAAAAATCACAAGCCATTTTGTTACACCCGTAAAAAAGAACTGCAATAATTCCGGAGTAGTTCCTACCCAGTAACTAACCAGCATAGACACAACAACTGCCAAGCTCATATGTCCATATACACGACCCATTGCATTGTTAATTTCTTCCGCTGACCTGTAATTTAATACAGTATCACTTACATAATTTGCACCAAACATATTCAATCCTTTTGTAAAAGTTTCAATTTATAATCTGCTACCGCTGCTTTAATTGCATCTTCAGCTAATATAGAACAATGTATCTTTACTGGCGGGAGAGCAAGTTCTTCAGCAATAGCGCTATTTGATATGGATCCTGCTTCTTCAAGTGTTCTACCCTTAACCCATTCCGTAACGAGGCTGGAACTCGCGATTGCGGATCCACAGCCGTAGGTTTTGAATCGCGCGTCTGTGATGATGCCATCTTCTACCTTTATTTGAAGTTTCATAACGTCCCCACAGGCAGGTGCTCCGACCATACCTGTACCTATCGTATCGTCTATTTCAAATTTACCTACATTGCGAGGATTTTCATAATGATCTATAACTTTACTTGAATATGCCATTATTGTTTTTCTCTTGATAGATTAATCATCTTGTCTTTCGTACATTACTGTGTTAGTTTCACCTAGTGCCCATTTCGAGTCTGTTTCTACAGACCAGCGTTTAGTTGCTACCCTAAAATCTGGTAGCTTAAGTTCTTTTGGATTACTACTTGGTTCTAATATGATTAAACGATTATTTGGCTGAGCAGCAAACTGCCCATTATCACACTGAATGAAATTATAAGACTTGTGGTCCTCGACATCTTCAGAAAACCCTGTATCAAGAATGTTAAAGTCAGGATGAGCAGAATCAACTGTAAAAAGATAAACACCATACATCCAATCTCCATTCTTTAATTTAAATTTACACCTCATTGATTGTAATTGCGATTTCTTAAGAACTGTTATATCATACGATAGGCAATCCCACAACTGAAGATAATCTAATGGGAGAGGATCACCTTCTATCGGTTTCCAGCAATACGCATGCAGAGGTAGTTTATCATAGATAGCACCATAATCATTTAGATATGATTCTATACGAAATGCTTGTCCTCTTAATGATTTGAGACTTATCCACCAGCAAGGCTCAAGTTCTCCGTGACCTTTCTCAAAGTCATATAGAAACTCTCTTCGAACAAAACATTTTACTGGAGGAAGATTTGCAACGATGTGTGCCACTATTCTAATCCCATTTCTTTTCTTATCTTTGTCGCAGAGATATTGGTAACCGATTCATCAAAGGACTCCTGTTCAATTCTATAACCGACATCGCGACCATAAGTAATATTAACAATATTAGGAACCACTTGTATTTCATACTGACCTTGATATAAAGGATCTAAATCTCTACGTATATATTGCTTAACTTGATCTATAGCAAACGGGTTTGATCCTTGCCATCCTTGACAATCTCGTATTTGTATAACAACTTGTCCTGTCTTTGCAATAGCTTTTTCAAACAATGCTCGGTGACCTTTGTGCCAAGGTTGCCATCTTCCGAGCATTTGTACTGTTTCTTTTTGCCAATTAAATGTTGGTCTGCGTCTATTATCTAATATATGTGCGGCAATAAATTCGCCCCACTTTACTGCATTTTGTTCTGTAACTCTAAAGTCATATACTTCTGGTGGTATAAACACTTTATTAGTATCTTCGAAGCGACCTTTGTCTATGGTATCAACCCAAATAGTCCAGTCTGCTTTAAAATTGTTGCGCATTTCTAGTAATGGTGCAACAAAATCACATATGACAAAATCTATATCTGTCATATTGTCTGCAAGCTCTCGCATACGATGACTTTGACGTATTCTTCCCTCTGCACTAAAATCCCAGTCATTGTATTTCTTACGTACATCATCGGCGTTGAGCCAGCCGACCTTAATTTTAGAATTTTTAAAGGGCGTTAAAGAATTTTCATTTATTTTGTAAGCATCTTGTAAATGGTCAACAATATGTTGAGCCAAATAGGTTTTACCTGCACCAGGTAATCCCATAATTAAAATTCTTTTAGCCTTAGAATGCATATTCAAATTCTAATATATCTTTCTCTGATATTTCTCTTACAAGCTGTATTGTTTCTTCGTTGTAGTAATCCTGATATGCAGTATGTTCTGTAGTGTTTTCTACAGGCAAAGGATCGCTACTACCTACGTATTCTTGAATTTTAATAAATTCTTGATTTAAATTTTCATACTTAATAATATGATCTACAGGAGAAGTAATCCAATCCATTTGAGATTGAAAAATATTTGGAGTACCTACGTTATAAGTTCCATCTTTAATGCCCGCCAAAAACTCTTGAAAGCTACCAACAAATCCTAATCTTGATTTGATATGAAAATATGCAGAAACAGCTCTATCCCAAGGATTTCTAACAACGGCAAAAGACATACAAGGTTTATTAACAAGACTTGTCATATCTGATAGTGAAGGATGTTGACCAGAAAAACTACCTAGCACCCTATTGCTTTTTGAATCTAACCAAGTTGTAATACTAGTTCCAGCAGTTTTCGGTATGTGCAAGAATAGTATTTGTTTCTCGTTGTTTATGTCATATAGCATTTTAGTTTTGTCCTTTTTCTATGTTGGAATTTTTCTCAACACAGTCGGGGCATTCACATTTTTCGCACCTACAAGGATCTGCAGAACAGCCTCCGTTGCAATGTGCATTGTGCCCACACTTTAAACAAGTGTATCTAATATATCTTTCGTGTAAAAATGGAACTGCCATTTTGTTTCCTTTACCAGTGTCTAATTACGCCTGCTATAATAAAGCAGTTGGTTATTATATATGTTGCTATAATTATAGTTCTAATCACAGCAACTCTATCCGCTTCTTTGTTATCTACAGACGCCTTTTCTCCAAGCGCCTTGCACCACAATCTCCACATTTATCCCTCGCATGCTAAACAAGTATCTCCCTCAATGATCGCTTTCATGTCTAGTTCTTTAATAACATCGCGCTCGATTCTCTTAGATACCTTATCCGCTTTACCAATCTTTTCAGAGCGGCAATAGTATAATGTCTTTAGTCCTTGCTTCCATGCCATAAAATGTACAGCATGTAGATACATGATATTTGAATCTGGTCTAAAGAATAGATTGACAGACTGTGCCTGATCTATATACTGTTGTCTATCGGCAGCATGTTGGATAACCCAGCGTTGATCTATTTCCATAGATGTTTTAAATACATCCTTAGTCCAATCATCCATCCAAGTTAAATGTTGAACAGAACCATCATTGGCAATAATTGAAGACCAAATGTCTGCATATTCTTGCTCACCTTTTGGCGTCAATGCAGAATCATTTGGATCAAGATGTTTCATGATAACTTTATCCAACCACTTATTTTTATTCAATGAAGAACCACTCAGAGTATCTTGTCTATACGCATTCGCACGTAAGGGTTCAATCGAAGGAGACGTATTGCCCATAATAATAGAACTTGAAGCATTAGGAGCAATGGCGAGCATATGACTAAAACGCTTCCCAGTACCACTAGCATCAGGTGCTTCACCACGATCAGAACCCAACTGTAAATTTGCAACATCTAATTGTCCTCGTATGTGTTTAAATATTTGATTGTTTCTTCCAACTGCAAGTGCGCTTTCCCATGGAATATTATTTCGTTGTAGATAAGCATGCCAGCCTAAAGCGCCAATACCAATGCTGCGCTCACGAGTGGCACTATACTTTGCGCGCGCAATAGCAGAAGGTGCATTATCAATAAAATACTGTAGAACATTGTCAAGCATTTCAGCAATATCACGAAGGAAAGTAGGATCGTTCTTCCACTCATCGTAGTATTCTAAATTAACAGAAGATAAACAGCAAACCGCAGTGCGCTCTTTATCTGTAGGTAAAATAATCTCAGAACATAGATTAGATTGTCTAATACTTAAACCAAGTTTCTTTTGAAACTCTGGCATTTGTCTATTACTAGTATCAATAAAATGTAAATAGGGTTCACCTGTTTGCATTCTCATTTCTATAATACGTTGCCACAATTCTCTAGCAGGCACAGTATCTCTTACTTCACCTGAATGTGGATCTTTTAATTCCCATGTATCGTCTGCATCTTTATCTTGCATACATCTTTCAACAAGATGCATAAAGTCATCGGATATATTAATACCGTGATGTAAATTAAGTGTCCTCATATTAGGATCGCCTGTTGGTTTTCTCATCTCCAAAAAGATAAGAATATCTGGGTGACTAATGTCCAAATAAGCAGCATATGAACCGCGGCGAGTCCTACCTTGTCGATAAGCAAGCGATGACGCGTCATAGGTGCGAAGATGAGGCATAACACCAACAGACTTATCATCAGAAGAACGAATACCAATGCCAATTCCAACTCCTCCGCCCAGCATGCTGAGCCAATTTACTTCTGATAATGTACTAACAAGGCCTTCTGCGCTGTCATCAAGATACGGTAGAAAGCAAGAGATAGGTAAACCGCGCTTGCTACGACCGTAGCTAAGAATAGGAGTACTGTAGCTGAGCCAATGATTACTGGCGTAATCGTAAAGGCGCTGAGAATGTTTTTTGTTACTTCCAAAAGCGGCTGATACATATGCAAATCTTTCTTGAGGAGATACTTCCTCATCCTTCATATAGCTTTCTTTTAATCTTTTAATACCTAATTCATCGAACAGATTATCTTTAGAATAATCGACATTAATCCCATGGACTACATCTTTAGTCATCTTCTCTCCAGTTTTATTTTTTATTTTACAGATTCAAAAATATTCTTTTGAATATTATACCACTCTATCCAGCCATCATTCTTGACTGCACATTCATAATATGTTGAATAATTAATTGTGATTGTTTTTGATATGTCGCTTAACTTTGCGTCGTTTTCTAATTTTTCTAATTGAGGGCATTTTTTCATTAACCTTTCCGGTACTTCTGGAAACTTTGCAGTTACAGGCACAGTAGTTGAACAGCCTATTAATAATGTTAAAAGTAAAATGCTAATATATTTCATTTTGGTTCCTCAGCTGCGTCGTTATGTGCTTTAATAAATTCTTTAGGAATCTCACATATACCGCCGGGTGCAAATTTTGTATCGTATTTTACTATCTCTCTATCTACGTATTTAACAATGTCTTTGCCTCTGGTTTTAATAACTTGTGTTTTAGTTATAATTTTGGTTTCTATTTTGACATTTTCTTCTTTGGATTTTGCTTCAGCTATAGCCAATTTCTCTTCAACCTCTTTCACTCTTGCTTGCCATACTTTTTCGTTATTAAGACCACCTTCTAAAAAGATTCCAAGTGCAAGTGCAATATAACCAATTACCTTTATGGGCAATGAGTAGTTATTTATTACTGGTATTGATTTGAGAAATGTTCCGACGATTACTGCCACTAGACCAGCAATTACAATCGCATGAAAAATCCAATCAGGAAGAAAACTTAAAATCCACATATTATTATCAAGTTATAGCAGTAGGGGGAGTAAAGTTGCTTGTATAACGTGCAACTCCTTTGGTGAACCTTAGGTCGTCTATGTAAGCATTAATATGTCGGCCACCGCCGCCTGAGTAAAAATTGGCACCGACATATAATCCATCCATGCTTGCCGCAGTACCGCCATCTAATGCCACACTTGAAGTAGTAGTTGCTTCTGCCACGCCATTTATAAACATTTTCCAAGTACTACCTGAGCGGGTTATTGCTATGTGTGCCCAAGCATTGTTTGTTATATTAGATGTGCTAACTAATATTGCCGAACCAGATGCATAATTATTCACCCAAAAACTATACTTACTAGCATAACTAGCATGCGGCGCGTGAAATGCCCATTTGTTACTTGTCCATGTTGCGGTATAATTTCCCATAATAGTAGGATCAATGTTAGTACTTGTTACTGGATAGTACCAGAATTCCATAGTAAAGTTACCAGAACCCATAGCATAATTTAAGCTTGGGGGTGAATACAGATAGTCCCCTGTTCCATCAAAATATATGCTAGCGTTATTATACTTTTTAACCGCGGTACTTAATTGTGCACCTCCAAGAGTTTCTAAATTATTTTTACCGGTTTGGTCAATAATGCCTGCATTAGTAAAATTTGTTAATAAACTTGTGTTAGCTATTGCTGTTAGCGGTGATGTTGGAGGTGTGAATGCTGCAGTATAGACTACACTATTTGCAACTCTAAAATTGCTAATATAACCAAAGGGTGAATATGTCGATTCGCCGATAGATAAATCTACTGTACCAGAATATGTAGGTGTTGTAGAACTAATAGACTCCTGCCCGTTTACATATACTTTAGTAGTTGTTCCATCCCAAGTTACTGCAAAATGATTCCAAGT